AGTTCCAGCTGTTGCTCCTGACATTGCCCCCGAAATGGCTCCGCTGGTAGCCCCTACTGCTCTGTTCTTAGTCGAAGCGCCCGCACCACCGCCGTAAGCGTTGTTGAGGCTATTAAAATAATTCAAAGATTGGTTCCCGACATCCAACCCGTATTGTGGCGCTTGTTGAGCGGTGCCAAGTTGTCCAGCACCCAAGCTTGCAGGGTTGTAAACCGGACCGCCTTGGGCAGCGTTAGCGGCATTAGCATTAGCCCGGTCCAGATAGGAAGCGCCGGTCTGATACGGTGTCTGCCCGGAACTCAGGTAAGACAAAGCGCTCTGCTGAGCATTGGCTTTATTGGCTAACCCTTGCTGATAAAGCTGCATCGCGGTATCGCCCAAGCCTAAACCAGCACCCAGATAACCTTGCTGCTGACCAAGGGCGCCAGACAACGCCTGCTGCCGTTGTTGAAGCAACGCTTGTCCTGCCTGGCCCGTGGTCATTGCTTCGACTGCCGCTTGACCCGAGCCGTAGAGGTTGCCACGGTCGGCTTGGGCCTTACGGGCTTGTTGCTCAACCTGCATCTGAGAAACCGGATCCAACTGCGACCCTAAAGCGTACTGGTCCTGAACAGACTTCAAGTAGCTGTCCATCGAAGTCGCGAGCCCCTGCCGCTCGGCGTATTCGGTCGGATCAACTTGTTTGAAAGTGTCCAGATAGCTCTGATATTGAGCTGCGGTTGGATTCGCGGCAGCGTTCGGATCAGTGTAAGAACCAGCCAATTGTTGCCGCAACGCTTCACTGGTTGGATCGGTCTGCGCCTGCTGCTGCAAAGCCCGTTGTTCCGGAGTCAGCCCGGCTTGTGCCACTCCAGCTTGCACCTGATCGGGGTGCGCCTGCTCGTACATAGCGACAGCCGTCGCCGGATCGACATTAGCGCCGATGCCCTGTTGCACCGCCCAATTGATAGCGTTCTGGGTCGAAACACCGCTCGCGCCAAAGCTCGGGTTCTGGGTCGTAAAATACGACATCGCAGTCGCATCATCGGGTGCGGCCTGCCCATGGGTTGCCAGATAAAAATATTGCGCTTGTTGAGGGCTTACCTGAGTTTGGCCAGTAGTCGGTGAAGCGATGGGATTAGTAGCCATAGCTGATGAGAGAGTTGGCGCTGCCGCGGTTGAGAGATAGCTTGGAGTGGTATTGACTGTCCCGGTCGGATCCGGTGCTGCCGCCTGCCCGCCTTTGCCCGCCTGATACATGGACATCAACTGGCTAGCATTGATGTTTTCGCCAGTCGGAGTCTTGAGAACCGCACCCGGATAAACAGTCTGGAAATCGTCAGTGATATTGCCTTGAGAATCCATCATCCCGGCCGGTAACCCGCCATAAATCGCAGAATAAGCGGCAGCCAGCTGCGCACCCGAATACGGCGTCGAAGAGTTGCCAGCGGCGTCGGTGACCGTATTAACGTTGGGTACAGGGAGAGCCATTTAGGTTGTCAGATAACTAGTGGGAATCGTGTAGGGAACAGCACCTTTCATAGCGCTAGCGTCGGGCCGGTTCAGAACCGGGTTAGCACCCGATTTGTTGACGGCCCCAGTTGAAAGCAAGCCGGAAAGCGATTGAGCGTTTCGTGCTAACGCTGTCGGGTCCGGCAGATCGCCACTGCCAGGAACAGCATAAGTGTTGGCTGGCGTCTGATACTTGAATGCAGTCGGGTCGACGTTGTAGAGCTGTCCCAGCCGTTGATTAGCCGCATTCATCCGCATTTGGCGTTGGGCGTAAGCCTGCGGATCGACACTCGACTGAATGTCCATCTGCTGCTGGGCGCCTTGCCGGGCCGCGCGGCCTGCCAAGGCTTGCTGCGCTTGCATCGCTGCTGGTCCTAATGAGACGGTGTTGAGCAGGTTGCCGTACTGATCAATCGGCTGATTGGCGACCGACATCATTTCTCCGGCGGCGGCAGTGCCCATCGCGGCTTGCGCGGCTTCTCCCGGATGGATTACGTCTGGTGTTTTTTGACTGCCCATTAGATTAGTCTCCGATTAAGCGTTTTCAGCAAGTCCATAAGATATACGACGGGTTAACTTCATAAACTCTTCCCACCGATAAATTCTAGGTGCTCCTTTTTCGGTTCTCTCGCCCCGATCGAACAACACGATTTCCTGTGGCCCCCAGATAGAAACTAGGCGGTCGAAACAATGAGCGATCGCGAGTGGGCTGACCGCTACCAATAAATCGACCATGACAAATTTCCCGGTCGGATTGAAAGCCCGAGGCTCGAGAAAGTCTTCCAGTTGATCAAAAAGCTTAATCGTACAAACCCCGTAAATTTCTCCTCCCTGAAAGTCGACTGACAAAGTGTTTTTTCCTGCGTGCCAGGCCAGATACTCGTAAAGTTTCTGTTGCGGTTCGTTTCGCCATTTTGGGTGATGCTCTTTGATGAAAGGCACCATCTGATCGGCCATCCAGACAAAACTAAGAAATTCTAATGTGTTCATCGGACAGTCAGCGGTTCAGCCTCAAAAGCCGTCAATTTCATCTGATACAAACTCCAGTTGCCGGTGCCTTCCAGTTCCAACTGGATCTCGGAACAGATGCCGACATTCGAGAGCGACATCGGCAAGTTGTAATAGCCTTGCTCGGTCAGGTTAAAAGTGAATCCGGGAATTGGCAGGCTTAATCCAGTAGCGCCGGTTTGAGTGTTGACCTTACGCAGCTTGATGGTCCGATCCGAGATCACCGTGACATCCACCGGGTCACCCGATTCAAGGAACTGGATCTTGGCGGTATGCGGCTGGATCTGGTTATTGGATTCTGAAAAAGTGAATGACCGTGAACGCAAACGGCTCTTAATGGGTAACCGGGTGACGTTATCAGTTTGCAGATCCCAGTATTGCCGGTCAGTCGGATAAGTCTGTTCGGAAATCCATCCATCAACTGTGCCGTAAAGGAGCAGGGTTTCGGCCACATTGGTCCGGTCGCGCGCCGAATCCCTGAATCCGTACCCGATACCGTCACCATCGAAATCAAAAGTCCAGACGCCTTGCCAAGCGTTCAGAGTCACGCTGTAGGCAAAGATCGCGTTATTGAAAGTCGAGTCATCAATGGGCACTGAGAGGATGTAAAGATCCTTCCAATATGTCGCCCGCGCCTGGTCAGCCTGTGCCCAGTTGATCCGGTCGATGTAGCGTTTGATCGGTTGGGAGATCGGTTGCCAGACACCCATCTGATCGGAGGTCGGCACCTGAGAAAGCGCATAAACGCCCCGGCCGGTCTCGCTTAAGAAAAACACGTCCACCCCGCATTGGACGATTGTCCCGTGAGAACAGCACCCCACGGTGGCACTGGCACGGTTGATCTCCCAATCGACCACATCGAGATTTGGGCCGGTCTCGATAATCCACGTCGAGCCATTTCTGAAGACTGCCAAGGTTTGACGCTGCCAGATCACCATCCCGGTAATTTCGTCGGAAGCGACCGGGTCCAAGGTCACACTCTGAAGCACCGGATTCCAGACCTCGGGAGAGAGAATATTGGAAACGTAAAGATTATTGGCCATTGCCACGATCAGCCGGGCAAACGCCCAAGTCGGATATTTGCAGACACTGGCAAACGGTGCCGGGGTGGTCACGGCGGCAAAGGTGTTGCTGGCCGGTGTGTATTTGTAGAGTGGCCCGCCGCGCGAGAAATAGAGCACCTGATCGCAAAGCGCGGAATAGATCTGGTCGCCGTGCGCCCAAGCGGGTCCACCGGTCACCGCGTTATTGGCAACCGCGCGGCTATCGTAAAGAAACCAGTTGCTGGCATCGTTCCAGACGAACTTGCCTGTCCCAACATGATGAATGCTGTCGAAGGAAACCGGAGTCTTGATTCTTTGCCTCAAGCCAGGTCTGGGACGATTGACGCTATCGGGTTCGGCCAGCCGGTTAAAAGCATCTTCAGCCAGGGATTGATCAATTGAACTTGGCGGTAAAGAATTGTTCACACCGGCAATCGGCACACTGCCATCTGCCAGCACAGAATCGTCCAACTGTGAATTGTATTCTGGCATTGGTTATGGCCAAGGGTAAGAACTGGTTAGCCGGACATAATCGCCTTCATTCAGGTAATCACCCGTGTCATACAAGGTTGGAACCACCTGCTGCCGCATTTCAGACTGGTTTTTCTCGATCTGAACTGCAGCCTGGATATGAGCAATCCCTTTCTGCTCGCTGTTGTCGGCCTTGGCCAGTTGCCGACTCTTTTTGTAGAGCGCGGCCAAGGTGAACTCAATCAAAGCGTCGGTGACATGAGACACACGCGGGACCGAATAATCGCTGTCTAACGGATCCGGTTTGAGCTTGACCTGGACCCGGTAATAGAGCTGTTGACTAGCTGGTGGCGCCGGGTAAAGAACTAAATGAGTGTAAATCGCCGCACTCATACTGGCAGGAATGGTGGTCGGCGTAGAAGCGCCAGGAAACTGCGGCAAGACCATCAGCGGTTGGGTGGTGCCACCTTTGGATAAGACGTTGATCTGCGCGTAAGAATTGACGGTGGTGACAATAGCCGGGTTGACGGTAGTATCAGGGTTGATTGCTCCCTGCATCTTGTAGGTTTCCTGCACCGTATTCCCATTAGCGTCGAGCCCCGAAATGAAAAGAACGAAGAGCGCCGGGTCGTAGGTGGTGAAGGTCAGTTTCCCTGGATTCAGGTGTGGCCAAGCCAGGTTCTCGGCCCGGTAATAAAACGGTTGACGGCCGGCTACAGCCGCCGCGTTGAGAGCGAACCGCTCGATCCAATCACGTTCCCGATAAGCTAGCCGGGTATAATTCACCCCGTCGGTGGAAAGCGACAAGAAGATCACTTCTTCGGCATCCAGGGGGAGAAAGATCCGGCCAAGACCGTCCTGATCCAGCGGGTACCCGTCCAGGAGCCGCATACTTTCGCGCCAGGCATGGGCGTCATACATGACTGAATACTTCAAACGCACTGCCTTTTTAGCGAATTCCATCGTTTCAGGACTTACGTCCCCGACCGTCTGGCAGGCGAATGTGGCTAACTCCAAAATGGTCATAATAATTCTAGAAAACCTACATTTTTATAATCTGATACATCGCAATGTACGGATTGAGAATACTGAAAGCCGCTCCGCTACCTACCGCCTGAGTGGTATTGATATTGGAGTACGATGCTTGCAGCCCAGTCCCGACTGTACTGGTGGCAGTCGCTTGCCCGACACCGACTGCCCAGGCGCCGGCACCTGACGCACCTTGAGTCTGACCTTGCGGGTGCTGGGTATAAGTGTGGGCGTGTCCTGGATCGCCG